TGTTTACACTGACAGCGAATATTTTGAAATCAAAAGCGGGAAAATCACCCGGCAGTCTGGGCATTTGTACGGCGGTGTGCCGATTGTGGAATACCCCAACAACAGTGCCAGAATGGGCGCGTTTGAAGTAGTGTTGCCGCTTCTGAATGGTATTAACACGCTGGAAAGCAACCGCGTGGATAACGTGCAGGATTTTGTAAATGCGTATGACGTATTCCAAAACGTTGATTTGGAAGACGGCCAGTACAGCCAGCTTGCCAGTGGCGGTAAGTTTATCAAAATCAAAGATTCCCAGCAGGGGATGCCTGCAAAAATTTATCGCATCAGCAGCGAGATGAACAGTTCTACTGTGCAGACCGCTGTGGATGATTTGCATGATAAGATTTTGACCATCTGTGGCATGCCGAACCGCAACGGCGGTTCTTCCACTAGCGATACCGGGCAGGCAACCATTATGCGCGATGGCTGGAAAGACGCAGAAAGCCGCGCCCAGGACAGTGAAGACATGTTCCGGCGCAGTGAACGGCAGTTCTTGCGTGTGTTTCTGACCATTTGCAACACAACAAATAATCTTGGCCTGAATGTAGGGGATGTGTACGCACAGTTTACCCGCAACAATCTAACTGACATCCAGAGCAAGATGCAGGTATTTATTCAGGGCCTGGGCTGTGAAAAGATCGCGCCGGAAACGGTATACCGCGAACTTGGCCCGTTCCGTGACAATGAAATGGCCTTGCAGGAGGGCATGAAATATTACGAGGAAAAACAGGCAGAGCTTGAAAAAAGCCTGAATGAGGAGCTTGACAATGGACTGGAAACCAACGGACAGCGCAATCAGGCTGCTGAACCGCAGGGCGATACGCAGGTTTGAAAAAGCATCCCGGCAGATAACGCAGTTTGATGAATTAAACGTTATGCCCGCCTGCAAGCAGCTATACCAGGATATTGCCAAAGATAATCAGGAAGTCTTTTTAGAACTGGCAAAAAAATGCTATCAGGATGCCGAAGTTCACGGCAAAGAAAAACCCGACAGGGAATGGCTGCTCGCCTTGCTTGCCGGATACAGCGCCGTTACCGGCTATGTGTACGAACACGAGATTGACCGAAAACGGGCCTACCTGGAAGAGGGACTTTTGAGCCGGACAAACCATCAGAACGAATTCCGGCGTGCATTGCGGTATTGGAGCGATATGACGTACCAATACGCCGATGACGTGACCGATTCTGCAAGAATCAAGGCATTTACAGATGCCGGAGTAGAACAGGTGCAGTGGCACACTGCCGGGGATGAAAAAGTGTGCCAGGTTTGCCGGGAACGCAACGGAGAGATTTACCCGATTGATAATATCCCCGATAAACCCCACAGGAAATGCAGGTGTTGGCTGACACCTGTTTGATCGTCAGAGAAGACGCTAAAACGCAAAGGTCAGAGAAGACGCTAAAACGCACAAATACGGGCGAGAGAACGCCGACAAAATAACGCGGAGGCACCAATGAAATTTGACACCAGCACCATTGACGGCTTTGAAAACATGAGCGATGCAGACAAGGTGACGGCGCTGCTTGGCGTTGACCTGCCTGACCCGGTGGATACAAAGAACCTTGTAAAAAAAGAAGATTTTGACAAGGTTATGAGCGAAGCCAGCAGTTACAAAAAGCAGTTGAAAGAAAAAATGACTGCCGAAGAAACCGCTGCTGCAGAAGCCAAAGCCGCACAGGAAAAGTTGCAGAACGATTATAACGCACTGCTGAAAGAAAACACCATTTCTAAAAACGTTGCCAAGTATATTGCGCTTGGCTACGATGAAAAACTTGCCAAAAGTACGGCAGAAGCCCTTTTTGATGGCGACATGGAAACGGTGTTTGCCAATGCTGCAAAGGCCAATCAGGTGCTTGCAGACAAGCTGAAAGCAGACCTTATGCGCAACAGCCCCAGACCCAGCGGCGCTGGTACAAGCACCGAAGAAGAAAGCGAATACATGGCATTTGCCAAGCGCAGCGGCAAGGCAAAAGCACAGGCCAATGAGGCAGCCGCAAAAGTCATGGATTATTACAAGTAAGGAGTGAAAGCATGAAATTCAAGAAAACGGATGTTGCCGGTGCAGTTGAGATTCTGGCCAGCAATGATTTTACCGCAATCCCGTTTACCACAACCACCGCAAAAAAAGCTGGTGAAAAACTGACAGTTGACAGCCGCGTTGGCGTTGTGCTGTATGACGTTGACCCGGATGAAAACCCCAACGGCAGCCTGCTAGTTGCGGGCGTGATTGATGCAGTAAAGGCAAAGGCACACAGCGGTACCGACCTTGCTGCAGAATCTGACCTGCCGGATACCATTATCCTGCGCACCAATACCGGCGTGAACGCATAACGGAGGGGAAAACATGAACCTTACTGAACTTTTTACACCTGAAATCATTGCGGCAAACTATACCGAAGCTGCTTCCAACGCAATCCCGTACCTGGGCAGCGGTTTGTTCCCCTCTGTAAAGCGTGCTGGCCTTGACCTGGCATGGATTAAGGGCCACAAGGGCCTGCCTATTTCCCTGAAACCCTCTGCTTTTGATGCAAAGGCCACTTTCCGTGACCGCATCGGCGTGAGCAAGCTGGAAACCGAGATGCCGTTTTTCCGCGAGGGCTACAAGATCAAGGAAAAAGACCGCCAGGAGATTCTGCGTGCCCAGAGCAGCAATGACCCCTATGCGGCGGATGTCATCAACCGCATTTACGATGACCAGCAGGATTTGATTGCCGGTGCTGACGTTGTGCCGGAACGCATGCGCATGCAGCTGCTGTTCCCGGAGGGCGGCGCAATGGGTATTACCATCAAGGCCAATGGTGTGAACTACACCTACAATTATGACCCGGATGGCGCGTGGAAAAAGGCAAACTACACTGCGCTGACTACCACCGACCTGTGGACTGCCACCGCAACCGCTGACCCGTTCAAGCAGATTCAGACCATCAAGGACAAGATGGCAAGCAATTACGGTGTGACCCTGGCTTACATGGTGATGAACACCACCACGTTCAACCTGATGAAAGCCACCGATGCCGTAAAGAATCGCTGGCTGACCGTAACTGGCCGCAGCATGGGCTACCTGACAAACGATGAAGCCAAAGATGTGATTGCATCCACTACCGGCATTCAGACCGTGATTTACGACAAGCTGTATGCCGATGAGGGCGGCGCAAGCCACAAGTTTGTTCCGGACGGATATGTGAGCTTTATCCCGGAGGGCGCACTTGGCAAGACCGCTTACGGCACCACCCCGGAGGAAGCCGACCTGGCAGGTTCCGGCAAGGCAGATGTTGCCATTGTGAACACCGGCGTTTCCATTACCGTTGAAACCACCGTGCATCCGGTCAACGTAAACACCTACGCTTCCGAGATCGTGCTGCCCAGCTTTGAGCGGATGGACGAAGTTTCCGTTATGAAGGTGACTGCATGACCTGGCTGATTCCCGATTATGCAGTGTTTTACGGTGGTGAGCTTTGCGTGACCGGGGAAAAGGTTAAAATTGCCGACCAGGACAGTGCCGAAATGGCAAAATACGGGAAAGTAATAACCGAAAAGGCGGAAACACCCCCTGTGGTAGAACACCGGCGGGGCAGAAAACCGAAGGTTTGATAAACGGCGGGTGACAGTATGGAGATCTTTGAGCGATTGCAAAAACGGACAGGCGAAAACGACCTTGACCTGTTAGCGGATTTGCTGGACAGCGCAGAATCCGTGATACTGGCCCGCCGTTTTCCTTTTGGCGGTGGTGAGCTGGAAGAGCGATACCGCGATTTGCAGTTCCGGATTGCATTAGCATTTTATAACAAACTTGGCGCGGAATATGAGACCAGCCACAGCGAAAGCGGTATCAGCCGCACATGGGGCAGTGAGGATGTTCCGCAGCAGCTGTTGGAAGAAATTGTCCCGGTTGGAAAGGTTGGATGCTGATGCGAGACCTTAGATCCAACCAGAAAACAATTTGGTACCAAAACAGCATCGGTTCTGCCGCAATCAAAGATGAAAACGGCGACCGCACCGGTGAGGAACAGCCCGTTATGGAGCCGCCGGAGCAGTTGCGAATCAGTGTGAGCGGTGCGGCTGGCGCAATGGAAGCCGCTGCATTTGGCGGTTTTACGGATTATAGCCGAACAGCATGCACCGCAAATGTGAATTGCCCGCTGCATGAAGGAACGCTGGTTTGGATTAACCGCGATGCAAGTGAAAGCCCGGATTATGTTGTGACCAAAAAGGCAGATACCATAAACGGCGTATTGTATGCGCTGAAAGAAGTTGTGCCATGAAAATTAAGCTGAATTTAAGCGATGCTGGCATAAAGCAGGCGCAGAAAGAATATGACGAGTGGCGCAAAACGCTGGAAACCCGCATTGAACAGTTTGTAAAAAGACTGTCAGAAATGGGGGCAGAAGTTGCCAAGATACGGTTTACTTCCGCCGTTTATGATGGTGACATGAGCGATATTGCGGTTCAAGTAGAACAGCATGGCAAGAAAGCCACGATTTACGCGACCGGGCAGGCCGTTGGCTTTATTGAGTTTGGCGCAGGCGTTGTATTTGCAGAGCATCCAAGTGGGCTGTATGCGCATGGAACATACGGCGATGGAAAAGGTTCAAACCCGAATGGATGGGTTTATGATGGCGTTCCCGGACCAACGGCACAGCCTGTGTATAACCGCAAGGGCGGGCAAAAGCCCGGCGTTTGGCGGACAAAGGGCAACCCGCCCGCATGTGCCATGTGGGAGAGCGCGACCCAGATGGCTGCAAGTATAAAAACCGTGTGGGAGGAGGTAATGCGCTAGTGGAAGATTTTCAGCCACAAATTTTTGAAAGCTTTGCACAAAAGCTGGAAATAAAATTTCCGGGAATCAAGGTGAGCAGCGTGATTACTGACCAGCCGCCCAACTTCCCATGTGTTCAGATTGAACAGCAAGACAGGCCGACAGACCACGACAGCAGCGGCAGAATTCGTTTTGCAATTATTCAGCTGCGAATCCGGGTGTATACATCCGGCAATACCAAATACAGCAATGCCAGAAAGATACAGTATTGCATTGATGAAATTGCAGAAAAACTGAATTTTAGCAGGCAAAGCTATTTTGGAAGCAATTATTTGTACCAGAACAGCGCGTACCGGGCTGAAAGCACATACCGGGCGCGCATAACAGAAACCGGGGTATTGACCCGGACAAATTAAGGAGCTGAGAGAATGACACATACTGCAATTAGCACCCAGGGCGTTCAGCTGCTGCGCGGTGACAGCAAAACAACCCTGAAAGAGCTTGCATGGGTAAGCGAGTATCCGGATTTAAACTCTGCACCCGATACCATTGACGTTACCACCCTGATGCACACCCAGCAGGCAACGATCCCGGCTTTGCCCAAAAGTGATACCATGAGCTTTCCCTGCTTTATGGATTCTGATGCGACCAATTATAAGGCAGTGCAACAGACCGCAAACACCCCGGCATATTATGCAGTGCGAAGCCGCAGCGGCTGGGGCTGGATTTGGCACGGCCAGCATACTGTTTCGGTGCCGGGCAAAGGCGTAGATGACGCAATCGCTTTTAATATCGACATTACTTCTGACGGCGAGTTTGAGTTCATGGACACTATTACGGTAACGGGGGATTAAAACATGAAAATTAAGTTTGACGGCAAATCTTATAATCTGACGTATACCCGTGAAACCGTAAAACAGGCGGAAGCGGGCGGTTTTAACCTGAACGCGTTGGAAGCACAGCCTGCAACCCAGATGGAAAAGCTGTTTTATGGCGCTTTTGCAGCCCGTTGCAAGGGAGTGAAACACAAGACGATGGATGACATCTGGAACCACATGACCGTTGAAGATCGCGTTGAGCTGTGCGGCATTCTGGCCGATATGTACGCTGACGCAATCAACAGCATGGCAGATGACGGAAAAAAGGTGACGTGGGAGACCGAGTAACGGACGATCTCCCCAAAGAAGAAAAAACGTGGGGGCAAATCTTTGATGAAATGTTCCCATTTTACTTAAGTATTGGCATGAGCGCTGATGAGTACTGGAACCAGGAACCGAAACTTGCCATTGCCTACCGCAAAGCCCATCAACTGCGCATGCAGCGGTGGAACTTTGAAGCGTGGATGGAAAACCAGTACACAATGGCGGCTTTGCAGGCTAGCGTTGGAAACGTGTTTATCGAAAAGGGGAAAACACCGTTTAAGTACCCTAGCGAACCCTACCCGCTGACGGAAGAGGAAGCGGAAAAACAGCATAAGCGCAGGCTGGAAAAGCAGGAGCAGGAATTTATGGAACGCATGTTCGGGAGGTGAGGTTTTGGCCGAAGTACAGATTGACAAGCTGACAGTAGAAATTGAAGCAGACACCACGAACGCAACAAAAGGGCTTGACAGGCTGAAAAAGGCGATGGACAACCTTTCCTCCAAAAAGGCTGTGAGCGAAACCAACCTTTTGGGCGGAGCATTCAGTAACCTGCTAAACAAGGCCAAACGCCTGATTAGCATTGTGGCAATCTCCCGGACATTGGGCAAGGCGATTGCAAAGTACAGCGAATATTTTGAAGATATTAACTTGTTTTCCGTTGCAATGGGGAATTTTGCAGACAAGGGCGCAGAACTTGCAGATCGCATGCAGGAACTGCTTAGCGTTGACAGCGGCCAGACAATGAAATACATGGCCCTGTTCCAAAACCTTACCACAAGCTTTGGTATGGCCGGAGATAAAGCCTACATCCTGAGTTCTAACCTGGTCCAGTTGGGCTATGACCTTGCATCGTTCCACAACCTTTCGATTGAAGAATCTTTCCAGAAGTTGCAGGCGGCAATCTCTGGTGAGTTGGAACCAATCCGCCGTTTGGGTGTGGATATTTCTAATGCCCGGTTGCAACAGGAACTATACAATCTCGGTATTAACACGAGTATCAACAGCCTTTCTCAGGCAGACAAGGCCCAGCTGCGCTATATAGCGATTTTGAAACAAACATCAAATGCCCAGATGGATATGGGCCGCACCTTAAATTCTCCAGCAAACATGATGCGCGTTCTAAAATCTCAGGTGGAACAGCTAGCAAGAACATTTGGCGCAATTTTTATCCCGGTGCTTACTGCGGTTTTACCGCCAATTATTGCATTTGTAAAAGTGCTGCAAACGGCGATAGGAGCTATTGCTAAATTATTTGGCGCACAAATAAAATGGGCTGATTTTAAGAACGAAGCCACCGCCGCCACAGGCGGGGCAAGTGCAGGGCTGAACAATGTGGCAAATTCTGCTGCAAAAGCCGCGAAAAATACACGTGATTTAATTGGCGGGTTTGATGAACTGAACGTTGCACAGGATAACAGCAGTAGTGGCAGCGGCAGCGGAGATGCCGGAACCGGCAACAGTGCGCTGGGCGGGATTGACCTTTCCGGCTATGACATGTTTGGCCAGCTTGCGGAAAGCAAGGTGACAGAATGGGTTGACAGGATTAAGAATGCAGCAAAATCGGCGCTGCCGGTTATTGCAGGCATTGGGGCAGCGTTTTTGGCATGGAAAGTACCAAACCTTGTTGTTAGTGGCCTAGATAAAGTAAGAAGCGTGATGGACTTGATTATGGGCATTAAAAACAAAATGTCCATGAAAATGCATGTAAACGCTTTGCCTGGACAATCCGAAATACCTGGTCTATTGGCCGTTTCTATCGCAGTTGCAGTAATTGCAGCGCAATTTACAAATTTACTACTGAACAGCGAAAAATTCCGTGATGGATTGAAAGACGGCTTTGAAATTATTAAAGCTTCTGCGGCTGGTTTTCTGGACGGTTTGATAGAAGGATTGCAGCCAGCAAAAGAAGCGCTGATTGAGCTGAAAAACAATATTTTTGATATGATTCCCGATGATGTCAAAGAAGGAATAAAGAACTTCTTTGAAAAAACACTGCCAGATGTTATTAACCGCTTTAAGACGGCTTTTGGCGCAGCAATAGAAGAACTTGATTTGAATTTGGGAGATCTAATTACAACAGCAGTGGGTCTTGGACTTTTGCTTACTCCAGGCGGTCAGATTGCAGGCATGGCGGTTCTTGGATTTGAAGCAATTAGCGTTGCAGTGCGTGGTTTGGGCTTGCTGACAGATGAACAGACAGCACAAATAAAAGAAGCGTTCAATGCGGCTTTTAAGTGGATTGGCAATTTTGTCGGCGCTATTATTTCAGGCATTGTTGTTGCTCTTACTACAGCGTTCATGGGTATTGTAACGTTTTTACATGGTGTTTTTACAAGAAATTGGCGTGAAATTTTTAGTGGATTAAGCCAAATTGTTCAGGGCGTAATTGAAGGGTTCAATACTTTTTTCAAAAAAGCGTTTGGCGTTGACATTATACAAACTCTTAACGATTGGCGTGGAAAAGCGCTTGATGTGATTAAAAGCGTTATAAATGGTGGTATTGACTTAATCAACAATTTTATTGGCTGGCTGAACAGCTTGAAGATTGAGATTCCATCGTTCAGCATCGCGGGGCATAAATTATGGGATGCCGTTACATTTGACTTTATTCCTAATATATCGGAACTGCCCCACCTTGCCAGCGGCGGTGTTCTGACGTCCCCGACACCTGTTTTGGCAGGCGAATACGCCAATGCACAGACAAACCCCGAAATTGTGACCCCACAAAGCCTGATGAAAGCAACCGTGCTGGAAGCAAACGCGGAAAGCTACCGGGAAATGCTGGCTTTGATGCGGCAGATACTGGCCCAGATGCAGGGCAGCGATACCCGCATTATCATTGACGGCAAAGAAGTGTTCCGCGCAGTCAAAAGTCAGGCACAGCGCGAACAAATCAGAACCGGTGTTCCGGCATTTTAAGGTGATGCTATGACATTTAATACAAAAAGCTCCACATGGGCTGCAAATGGCACAAATTTGTATGAACCGCATGGGGTAAAGATCGAGCACACCAACTATACCGGGTCAAACAGTGGGCGAACCGAAGACGGCGTGATGCACATTGACTGGCTGCGCCGCGACCTGCACAAAGTAAGCTTGACCTACAATGCCATGACCGGAAACGAGCTGAAAGAGCTTGTGGGGCTGGTGCAGGGTAAGGAATATACGGCAACTTACGTTGACCAGGGGGAAAACCATACAATGGAAGCCTACACGGGCGATATTTCCTATACAACTTACAACCTGACCATGTGCAAAGAGGACGGCGGATTGTATACAGATGTCAGCTTTGACATGGTAGAAAAGTAAAGAAGGTGGAACCAAATGCTGAATTATTTGCTTGTAAAAGAAGATGGGTCAGAGATTGGTTCCACCATTATTTTATCCTGCACATTAACAACCAGCGTAAACAGCGAAAACGAATTTACACTGGGCAGCGCGTGCACCGATGAAATAGAAGTGGAGTACATTGCCGCAGATGAAAAGCTGATTGCCCAGGGCGACAAGCTAACATTGTATACAGTAGACGATGCAAATACCCGGACAAAAGCAGGCGTGTTTTACTGCGAAAAACCGGAATACCAGGGCATGATGCGTGAGGTATCCGGTTCTAATGCTGTATACAAAGTAGTGGCCTATGACACCATGTCCAAGCTGGATGCGGACTTCTCCGGCTGGCTGCGGGCCAATCAGGCACAGTTCCCCAAAACTATCTGGCAGCTGGTTCAGCTGGCCTGCCAGAGGGCAGGGGTCGCGCTTGCCAGCAGCGGCTTGCCCATCAACGGCAGCTACAGCGTGCAGGCGTTCTATGCGGACGACCTGACCTGCCGCCAGATCATCTCCTGGGCGGCAGAAGCGGCAGGCTGCTACGCCCACATGAATACAGACGGCAAGCTGCAATTCTTGACCTACACAGACAAGCGCCGCACTGCTAAAATCACCCCGGACGGTGCCAGCAACAGCACCGCCTATTATGCTGACAGCCTGAGCTACGAAGACTACACCGTCAAGGCCATTGAGAAAGTCCAGATCCGGCAGTCGGACAGTGACGTGGGGGTCATCTACCCCGACAGCACCACTGCCACCAACACCTATGCAGTGCAGGGCAACCTGCTGCTGACAACCGGCACCGAAGCCAACCTGAAAAGCGTTGTCCAAAACCTGTACAACGTGCTGAAAAACGTGACCTACACCCCCTGCAAAGTATCGGTGCCCAGCAGTTCCGGCCTTGCCTGCGGGCAGATCGTGCACGTTAAGGACGCACGCGGGCGGGAGTTCGACACCTACCTGATGAGCGCCACGATCTCTTCTGGCAAAGCCAGCTTTGAGAGCGTGGGCAGCGCCAGCCGGGAAAGTTCCAGCGCCGTGAACAGCCAGAGCTACAAGAACCTGACCGGAAAGATGCTGGAGATCAAGACCAGCGTGGACGGTCTGGAAGTAAAGGCCAGCGACCTGACCGGCAAGTACACCGACCTGAAAGCAACGGTGGACGGGCTTTCCTCTGAGGTGAAAAAAGACACCAAAATCACCGGCGGCGGCAACCTGATCCTGGGCAGTGAGAGCTTCAAGAACGCCGAGCTGAAAGGCAACGAGGTCAGCGGCAGTTCGGTCACGTACAACGATACCGGCAGCGCGACCGTGACAAACGCAAACTCCAATCGGTATTTTGTTTTCAACACCGTTGGCGCTCGCATTACCAAAGGCGTTACCCTGTGCCTGTCTGTCATGTACAAGCCAATTTCCGGCACCGACGGGTTGTGCCTGAGCCTTATATATGCCGCCGACAACGGAAATTCTTACTATACCAGCATAACAACCGAAAACCAGATTGAAATTAAGCAGACAGACGGCTGGGTGCTGCGGTATGGCACCTGGACACCCAGCAGCACCGGTATTCTGAAAACGGTCGAGCTTGGCTGCGGCAGCATAAAGGCGGGGGTTGGCGGCAGCTACACCAACAAGTTTGAGCTGCTGCACCCCATGCTGCAATACGGCAACGCGCCTACCGCGTGGACAGCCAGCAGCGGGGACTACGTAACAGAGGAAAACGCCAAAAGCCTGATCTCCCAATCGGCGGATGAGATCAAAACGGAAGTCCGCAGCCTGAAAGAGACTACCACAACCATTTCAAACGACCTGGACAGCACAAAGCGGGAATTCAAAACCGTTAAAGAATCAGTATCCGCGATTGACCAGAAAGCCGACAGCATTACCCAGACGGTAACGCAGCGGATCACCGGCGGCAACAATATTATTGTGGGCACCGACGACTGGAACAATGCGACCCTGGATGCAGGCGGCAATGACCTGAGCAAAAAAGGAACATACACGATCAGCGGTGAATCTGTTCGCGTGACCAATAAAGCGCGGAACACCCGCTTCCACTTTGGCGCGGACAAAACGCTGGTGATTGCCAAGGGCATGACCTATTGCGCCAGCGTACTGTACAAGCTCAACTCTGGCACGGACAGCCTGTTTTTGCAGTTTGAGACCAAGAACAGCAGCGGCGCAAAAAGTTGTTACGACAATGCATTCAAAAATGCGAAGCAGGACATTGAGCTGGACAACGGCTGGAAGCTGCGCTGGGCGGCGTTCACGGCGACCGCGGACGGCTATGCAGACGGTCTGTTTGTGAGTACCGCGAACGATAACGCCACCGTTACCAACGATCTGACCATCATGCACCCCATGGTGCAGATGGGCAACGCCCCCACTGCCTGGACGGCCAGCACCGGCGACTATCTGACCGCCAACGAAACCAAAACCGAGATCAAGCAGACGGTGAGCGAGATCAAGCTGACGGCTTCCACCAGCGGAACCAGCAGCACTATCAAGCTGACGGCAGGTGGAACGGAGATCACCAGCGCGCAGATCAGCATGACCGGCGTGGTGACATTTTCGGATTTGAGCACCTGGAACCAGGACAAGACCATTATCAACGGCGGTAACATTACCACCGGGCAGATACACAATCTCAAGTACAGCACTGTGTACGACTTGGACAACGCCTACATTCGCATGGGCACAGAATCCGGGGAGCGCGTGTACATTGACAATAGGCACATTGCATGGTACGCCACCATCAACACGGGATCAATCGGATTAACCGGCGTGCTGTACTCAGAGGCGGGCAGCAGTTACATCGGCGCGTGCAGCAAGTACGCCAAATACGGCTGGGTGGACGGGCTGAACCCCACATCTTACGTTGGGATGCAGATCACCTACAACCGCAGCGATGACAGCGATGCCGATTTTAACACTACTCGCGTAGGTGTGTCCGGTACGCTCAACTGTAAGAATTTGAGCGCGTGGGGCAGCAAGTCCCGTATCGTGTCCACCAGCTTTGGCCCAATCAAGATGGCTGCGTTTGAAACGCCCACCCCGACCTTTGCGGATTGGGGCCGCGGCGAGTGCGGCCCGGACGGTTGGTGCCTGATTGTACCTGATCCGCGCTATGCGGAGACGGTGGCCCAACATGGGCAGCTGACCTGGCTGCTGACGGACTGCGATGGCACCGGCCACCTGTGGGCTGAGGATTGCGGGCAGTATGCTATTGTGCACGGTGCACCTAGACAGAAATTCTCTTGGATGGCCATGACCACCCAGCGCGGCTACGAGGGCGAGTACGCCGAACCCAGCGAGTGCAATTACCCGGCAGAAACCCCGGCGGGCATTGACATGGCGGCCAGCACCGCCGCGCGTGCCCTGGATGCCGGTGCCGATGCAGCAGAGGATCTATTAACCATGGATACCGGCGCAAACCTGGCCGTTGATACACTATTAGATGATTTGGAGGGCAACAAAACATGAAAAAATTGAGCGCCGTGGCAATCGTAACGACCGCTGAGGGCGAACGCGTGAGCTACACTTACGCAGAATTGGACAGTGACGGCAACATCACCAGCCAGAACAACCGGGCATCTTTTGTGGCCCTGGATGATGATCTGCTGACCGCCATTGCAACCCTGAAAAACGCTGTAAACGCACGACTGTAAAGGAGAAAAAACCATGACTGACAACAAAAGAACCCATGAATGCCGCCGCAAAATCGTGGCAGCTTTGAATGAAGCTAAAATTCCGTATGCCACATCTGAGCTGATCCTGGAAAATATATTGTATGTCGTGAGAGCCAACATGGAGGCCCAGGATGCAGCCGCGGAAAAAGGAGAGCAAAGCGGGACCACCGAGGGTACCGTCTCCGCCAAAAGCAATGCACCGGCCAATCAGCAGAAATAAGGGGTGATCTGCATGAGACCCTATAACCATGATATCTACCTGAACGGTTACAAGGCCGTAACGTTTGAGGGCCCGCTGCGCCTGGGCACCTATGACAGCTACGGCAATGAGCGTATCCGGGTGTTGTGCAGCCCGGAATGGGATGGCCTGACCATTGTTGCAACGTTTAAGGCCGCCAACGCAGTTGAAGTGTTGGTGGACGATGACGGCATGCTGGACGTACCGCCGGAGGCCACTGCCACCCAGCAGGCGGCAGCAGGCCGCTGCGCCCTGACTTTTGTGGGCACCGGAGAGGGGCGGCAGACGATCAGCTGCACGACCTACTATCTGGTGCAGAACCACGCCACTGTTGGCAACGTCACCCCCGACCCCACGCCCGACAAGTGGCAGCAGTTTGTGGATCAGGTTGCGGCTGACCGCACCGCTGCTGCCGCTGCCGCCAAAGAGGCCGCCCGCAATGCGCAGGACGCCAAGACGGCAGAAAGCAACGCCAAGGACAGCGCAGATAATGCAGCGGCCAGCGCAACGGCTGCGGCTGAAAGCGCCAAGGCCGCTGCCAAATTAGCCGAAGCGGCTTCACAGTCCGCTACCAAAGCGCAGGGCAGTGCAGATGCAGCAGCCAATAGCGCGGAAACGGCAAAAACGGCGGAGACCGGCGCAGGCAGCAGCGCTGCCGCCGCGAAAAACTCTGCCGATCAGGCCAGCGCCAGCGCTGCCGCCGCAAAGGAAAGCCAGACGGCGGCCAAAGCCAGCCAGGATGCTGCGAGCGCATCCGCCAGCACGGCATCCAGCAAAGCCACCGCTGCAGGCAACAGCGCAGCGGCTGCTTCCGCAAGCGAGAAAAACGCCGCTGCCAGCGCCACTACTGCAAAAACGGCACAAAGTGCGGCAGAGGCGGCCAAGACCGGGGCAGAATCTGCCAAAACGGCAGTAGACAGCAGCGCAAAAGCCGCTGCCAGCTCTGCCAGTACGGCGGGTACCGCTGCGAGCACAGCCACTACGCAGGCCACAGCGGCAAAATCCAGCGCGGATAATGCCGCCAGCAGTGCAACGGCTGCCAAAAGCTCCGAAACCGCCGCGGCCAGATCTGCCCAGGGCGCAACCAACGCGGAGACTGCCGCCAAAGCGGCGCAGAACGCCGCTGAGACAGCCAAGACTGGGGCCGACACTGCGGCCAGCAATGCAAGCGAAAAGGCCACAGCCGCGGCCAGCAGCGCCACAGCGGCCAAATCCAGCGAGACTGCTGCCGCCAAAAGCGCAGACGACGCCAAGAATTATGCCGCGCAGGTGGCTGGCATTGTAACCAGTCAGGCCATTTTCGGCGTGAACTTTTCCGGCAGCACCAGCGCAGGCACCCGTGTGGGCGCGGCCAAAGATTTTGTGTTTGCGCCTGGCACGGACACCAGCGCGGGACAGAACAGCTTTGATGCTGTCTATCCCTGGGCGGGCATGCGCCGCTGCTGCTGTACCCTGAACGCAGATGGCACTGTTAAGGTTAATGCGTACAAGGGCCAGCCTGGATACATTGAGGATGGCACCAACGGCGAAGTGCTGGTGGAAATTCCGCTGTTTTACGTCTCCGGCATGCTGGATGTTGCACCGTCCATCAGCATGTCCATGCTGCCCGGCTACCGCGCCCCGCGCAAATTTTTGAACGCGGACGGCAGCCTCAAGCAGAAATGCTATGTGCGCGCTTTCCCCGGCAGCATTGGCGCGGACGGCAAGTTGCACAGCATTGCCGGTGCCGTGCCGACTGGCAGCCAGAATATCACGCGGTTTTTGAACGCTGCCCGCCAATGGGGCGATACCTACAGCATTGGCACCAGTGCCGACTTTGAGGTGCTGGCCTATCTGATGGTTGTTGTATACGGCACGCGCAATTCGCAAAGCAAAATCAATGGCTGCGTAAGTCTGTACAGCACTAACATTGCAGTTGCTGCTGCAACTGACAATGCTGCCAGTGTGGTGGTTGCCAAGAGCGCCAGCATTGAGCCCGGCATGGTGATCTCCATCGGCACCGGCGGCGAAGACGAAACCATCGCAAAACGCCGCATTGTTACCAGCGTGGAGGCCATTGATGGCGATGCCACCAACGTTAAGGTTAATTTTGACGGCAATCCCGTAACCACAACGACTGATCACAAGGTATGGCGCATAATGCAGGGCACCGGCACCGCAAACAGTGTGATTGCCACCTGCGGCAGCCCCGTCAGCAACACCAATGGACGGCACAGTTTTGTATTTTACGGCGTGGAAAATCCGCTCTATGGCAACCAGTGGCGCTTTGAATGCGACTGGAAATTGATTTACGGCGTACCGTACTGGTGCGATGACCCCACAAAGTACAGCTGGACATCCAACGATGGCTACATTGCCCTTGACACTATGGCAATGCCGGACGAAGGTTGGGCGACCGCCCTGCAGCAGGATGATCGTGCGCCCAGCGTGCAGATCACCAAGTCTGTTGGCGGCAGCTCTGGTACTTACCTGGCAGACTATTTTTATATTAATAAGGCCGGAACCCGTATCGCTCGGCGTGGCGGCTCCTCCAGCGACGGCGGCAACGCGGGCCCGTTCTTCCTTCACCTCGGCGGCGGCGCGGGCATCGCTGGGTGGTACGTCGGCGGTGACCTTTCTATCCCCGGTTAAGCGGGGGTTCGGGGACCGCAAGGCCCCCGATAAAACCTATCCGAATATGACATTATGCAAAAGGCTCTTGATCTTATACCGTATCGCTCTGCGTGGCGGCAACTCCAACAACGGCGGCAACGCAGGCCCGTTCTACCTCAACCTCAACAACGACGCGGGCATCGCTTGGTGGGCCATCGGCGGTGACCTTTCTTTGGCGGCAGCACAGCAAGCTGTGCTGTTGGTCGTGACCTTATTATGCAAGATCAATCTGCCTGAGCTCTAGCTATAACCTGGCCCATCCGGAAACCTTAGTAGGCGGCAAACGCCGGGCGAAATGGTTTGTGGCCAAAGAAAGCTTATAATATGCCTAAACGCATTGGAAACCTGTTGCCGGTCATGACGGACCGGAATTTTATCAGAGGGGAGATGTTTCAACATGCAAAGAAACGCATGGACGATCCGACCACGGTACCCGCCCTGCTGCATGCAGATGAATGTGTTGAACAAGTGCAGCACTGGATCATATGCGGCGACTGGGTGCCCAGCAAGCCAATCCACACCCAGCACTATGAGCCAAGCAACGGCAAGCTGCGTGATATCGACTATGTGCCATTCTGGCCCGATGGCGTGATGCACTGGATACTGATCGACAGCATCTATGACAAGGTTGTGCCGAAACTTGACCCCTACTGCGTGGCAGGTATCCGGGGACGTGGGCCACACAGCACCAAAAAGCATGTGGAGTACTGGATCAAAACGGACCGAGCGGGCACAAAATATGGAGCGGAGCTGGATATCCACCACAACTTCCCGGAAACGGACCATGATTTTGTGATGTACGGATACCGGCAGCTAATTAAGGACAAGTACTGGCTGCGCCTGGCTGATGCTGTGGTACAGAGTTTTGCCAATGGCCTGCCTATCGGTTATGTCACAAGCCACTGGTTCCAAAATCTGGCCATGACGGCATTTGACCGCTATGTGCGCAGCCTGGATGGCGTGCGGCACTATTACCGGTATGTGGACAATATCCACATGTATGGCCCGAACAAGCGCAAGCTTCACCGTGCCCTGCAGGCCGCCATGGACTGGCTGTGCGCAGCAGGGTATACCATCAATAACAGCTGGCAGGTATACCGCACCGACTACATAGACGCTGACGGTGAGCACCGCGGACGCGCCCTGGATGGCCTGGGTTTTGTGATCTACTGCGACCACACCATCTACCGCAAGCGTACCAGCAAACGCCTGATCCGGCTGTGCCTGGATATCAGCAAGCGGCCACGCGGCAACCCAACACCGCACCAGGCCCGGCAGGCTGCCTGCCGGATCGGGCAGCTAAAACATGCAGATATGCACCATTTTCGGGTCAAGCACGTTGACGGCGTGATAAGTTACCGGAAAATCAGAAAGGCGATACAAAATGCTTAAAATCGAATGCAACGAAAAGCGGCCCCGCTTTGAGATGGAACCGCTGGAAGATGGCCGCACGTTGGTGCGGCTGTATGAGGGCGAAGAAGCAGCAAGCCGCCCGGCTGTGTCCGATATGGACACGCCCTGGAACGGTTACTGCTATACAACTTATGAGACGCGGATTGCCCTGCCTGCCGGTGCGCTGGAAACCGCGCCTAATATCTGGGCGGAGGCCGTCAAGCAGGCGGACCGCACCCAGGCCGCTGCCCAGGTACGCGCAGAGCGTGACCGGCTGATCTCTGCCTGCGACTGGACCGTGCTGGATGACGCCAAAACGGACAAGCAAGCGTGGGCGACCTACCGCCAGGCGTTGCGGGATGTGCCGGAACAACCCGGCTTCCCGTATGACGTGAGCTGGCCTGCCGTGCCGGGGCAGCTGTGACGGACAACGAACGAGTGCAGCGCATGTCCCGCACGCTGTCTATGGCCCTTGATCTTGTGGATGCTGTACTGGATCGGCTGGAACGTGAGGGCCTGGACACTACCACAGAGCGCGAACTGCTGGCGAAACTGTGGTGGGATGGGGCGGCACTGGCAGATAAAAGAAGATCGGAGGAATAAGGAAATGATTGACGCAATCGACGTATCGAAACATCAGGGCAAATTTGACTGGCATGCAGCGTATGGCAAGGGCATCCGCCACGCCATGCTGCGCGCCGGGTATGGCCGCTACGCGGGCCAGAAAGACCCCCAGTTTGAGCGCAACGCAGCGGAATGCGCCCGGCTGGGCATCCAGTATGGTGTGTACTGGTACAGCTATGCCACCACACCGGCGGAAGCCCGGCAGGAGGCCCGCTGCTGCCTGGCTGCGATCCAGGGCAAGCACCTGTGCCTGCCGGTTGCCTATGACATTGAGTATGAGCCGTGCATTTTGCGGCTGACCAACGCTCAGCGCACCGCGCTGGTGGAAGCGTTCCTGGGCGAGGTCGAGGCGGCTGGATACTACGGCATCCTGTATGCGTCCTGCGATTTTGTCCGCAACCGCTTGGACTACAAGGCGCTGTCCAGGTATGATATCTGGGTAGCCCAGTACAGCAGCACATGCACCTGCCCGCTGCCGTATGGCATCTGGCAGTATTCCAGCCGCAACGCGCTGGGCATCCCCGGCTACGGCACCAGCCTGGACTGCAACCGGGTCTACAAGGACTATGAGCAGCTGATGATCCAGGCGGGCTTGCAGGGTCACACCGCGCCCACCCCGGAGGATACCACCCCCAACAAGCTGGACAAGCAGCGGATCACCATTGGCCGTATCTCCAGCGGCGACCGCGCAACCATCCGCGCCCTGTGCGAGGGACTGGGGCTGATCGCGGCTGGCCTGTACCGCGAAACCTGTGCGGATGGCAACCAGTGGATGCTGGACGTTGGGCCGGTATCCAGCGGCGACGCCTGGTACATCATGCGCAAGTGTGCAGAGCTGCAGCTGATTGACGCAGGGCTGTACAAGGCCGAATATGTGGGGTGACGCAATGCAAAAACTATTTATTTCTCAGCCGATGCGCGGCAAAACCGACGAGGAAATCCTCAAAGAGCGCAAGGCGCTGATTGCTGATGTGCGCATGAAAACCCATGAGGAAATCGAGGTCATTGAATCCTTTTTCGAGGGTGCCCCGGCTGACGCAACGCCGCTGTGGTATCTGGGCGAAAGCCTCAAGCTGCTGGGCACCGCTGATTTTGCGGTGTTCGCCCCTGGCTGGCAGGACTATCGCGGGTGCCGTATTGAGCATGATGCGGCAGCCGCCTATGGAATTCCCATCGTGGAGGTGTGATGCCGATGCAGCATGTATTTTCGTTTACACTTGCGGAGGCCTGGGCGTTTTTGATTTATGCTGCAGGTGCTGCTGCTGGACTGTATGCCGGTGGCGTGGCTATTAGCAAAGTAATTACCGCAGTAAAAAAGCCAAAAACCGACCAGGACAAACGCATTACCCAGTTAGAAACGCGGGTGAACGCTATGGAGGGCTTTTTGAAAAACGACAAATTGCGGCTTGACCGCATGGACGAGGGGCAGCACGTGACCTTGCAGGCGCTGCTTGCCCTGCTTGACCACAACCTTGATGGAAACAACATTGACCAGATGCAGAAAGCAAAGGAAGCCTTGCAGAAGCATTTGATCGGCTAAAAAAAGGAGAAAGCAAAATGGATATTTCTTTTCTGTCTGAATACATGATGCCCGTGATTGTTGGCATCTGCCTGTGCGTGGGCTGGATTGTCAAGCAGTGGATTAAGGATGTGGACAACCGGTATATTCCCACCATTTGCGCGGCGCTTGGTGTTGCACTGGCTTGCTGGATGAACTGGCCCGACATTACTGCGGCCGTGATTTTGTCCGGCCTTGCAAGCGGGCTGGCATCCACTGGCCTGCACCAGGCTTTCAAGCAGATTCTTGAGGGCTTTGGCAATGGGAAGTAAGTTTGATTTCCGAATGAGCCGCAGCGACTATGATGACCTCTGTTTTGACCTGACAGATGACGAACACGCCGTGTTGGATTTGCGGCGGCGCGGGATGCACAACGCCGATATTGCGGCGGAATTGTATTGCAGCGAAAGGACGGTTAATCGGAGGGTTAAAGCGATAAAAAGTAAATTAGGTTAGAAAAAGGCCTTTTGCAATAGTCTAAATTGCAAGAGGCTTTTTTATTTTTTTATGTAAATCTATAAAATGTATGGCGACAAGACTCGAACCTGCCGGGCTTTTTTATTTTTGCTTGTCTTTTTGCGCATTGTACCACGTTAAAAACTCGCCAAAGAGGCGCTGCTCTGCCTCTTTGCGGGCGGAGATGGCTTTGTTTTTGTCGGTGCCGCAATACAGGTGGTACCGCTCTCCCTTAAAATAGATGTATGCGATATATTTTCCGTCTTTTCTGCACGACACACCGCGCACGCCTGTGGTGTTGTTCCGCGGGGCCTTGCCGGACGATATCCGGCTGACGTTGGTGCCTTCAATCTGTCCGAGCTTATCGGCAATGGGTTTGGTGGTCAGATTGCGGTTTTTTATGCACCCGCAGCTGATCTGCTTGGAGTGGGCGATGGTACGGCTTGGCAGTTCCACAATTCTGCCGCAGTTAAGGCAGCGGCAGCGGAAAACCCGGTTGCCGTCTTGCCTCTTCGCAGTCGGCTCGATAACGTACAGATAGCCAAATGTTTGCCCGGATAAATCCTTAAACGGCGGCATGGCTTAGCCCTCAAGGTAGGCACGTAGCGCAGCGCGTACAACTTCGCTGCGGTTGCCACCGCCCGCGGTGACGCGGGCATCCAGCTTGTCCAGCAGCTCCTGCGGCAGCAGGACGTTGAGGCGGGCATCCTCTACCACCTCGCCAAACGCTGCCTCGTAAGCGGCGCCGTCAAGGTACTGCTCTGCCCAATCGCGGGCGACGTCCTCGGTGATGGGGGTGATCTCCTCGCCCCAGCCCCAGTTGCCGTCCTGTTTGGGGAAACCGTTGCCGTAGTTGTGTATAAAATACTTGCCCGCCTTGGTGCGGTATAAATCTTGTCCGCGATAGTAGATGTCATTGGGTAAGTAATTGTTTTCGTGGACACCGAGCCGCTGGGCGGTTTCGGTGTTGTAGCGGCTGCCGTTAATGATCTTTTTCATGGTGTGGCTCCTTTTTATATTACAGCCGCTTTGCATCAAACAGCTGAGAAACGGATACGATCTCAAAGGGGATTTCCTCACGCTTGCCGGAGCTGGTCGGTGCGGTGATGGTCAGCGCCTGCATCGCCTCGTCAATGGCTTGATTATAGTCGCCTGTCACGCGGATGGCGGGGACGAAGGCAAAGACCAGATTGATGTTGCCGTCGGTGGCTTTGTAGTCGGAGCGGATGCCGCCCGGCACAGCGTGGATGAAGTCGGGCAGGGAAACCGTCACGGCTTTGCGGTGCGGCACGCCTTTGGGTTCGTCGCCTTCGTAGTTCCAGCCCTCCGGCAAGCGAAAGTTGCTGTAGGTGTCGTTCTGCACGGCGGTGAAATAGGCGTTTTCGGCGGGGGTGTAATTGCCGGTGCGGTGGGATGCCAAAGCCATGGTGATGATAATCTCGGTAGTCATAATGTTTTCTCCTTTGTTGTGCGGGGTGTTTCGTATCTCCTATGTTGTACTTATTATAGCACATATAATATTTAATGTCAATTATTATTTACAAAAAAATATTATTTTATGTCAATAGGAAACTTTGGAATGAAAACTTGTCGTAAAACTGTCGCGTTCGTGTCGCACGTTTTTACGTCTATTTTTTTATAATTAAGATAGAGGAAACAAAAGAATGGCTTACAAAAATGTCAATCTTAACCCGGCTGGAAGGCGCACAGAAGATTGCGCTGTAAGAGCTTTGGCGGCGGCGATGAGCAAGCCCTGGAAAGAGATTTATACAGATTTATGTGTACAGGGAAGTTTGCTTTGCGATATGCCATGTGCCAATCGCGTATGGAAAACGTACCTGATTGGCAACGGATGGGGGAGACATCGAATCTCCAGAGTATCGGAAATGCAATGCACGGTTAAGGGTTTTGCAGATAGCAACCAAAGCGGAACGTTTTTGCTGGAAATGCCAACGCATGTTGTTTGTGTGCAAAACGGGGATTGGATAGACACATGGGACTGTGGCAATGAAGTCCCCAAAGCCTATTGGGAGGAAAACAATGAACATGCCGTACTATAACCCATATCCACAGTATTATGGTCAACCTGTGCCAGACCAGTTGGCACAGCTACGACAGGGTGGGTTTCAGCCGCAACCACAGCAAATACCGCCCCAGCAGACACCGCAATCTTGCGAAGTGGTTTGGGTATCTGGTGAGGGTGAAGCAAACGGCTATATGGTTGCTCCGGGCAGCAAAGTCATCTTGATGGATAGAGACATGCAAACATTTTATGTGAAATGCCGCGATGTAAACAATATGCCCTATCCAATGGAAGTTTACGACTACCACAAGAGAGAAGCGGCACCGGCGGCAAAGCCACAAACCGAAAATTTTGTTACGCGAGCAGAATTTGACGCACTCGCAGCCGCTTTTGGTGATTTGAAAAGCCAAATGCAAGCAAAGCCGCAAAAGGCAGTAAAGGAGGCAGCAAATGCCAAACCCGCTGTACAGCAAACTTAACGGAAACCAGCAAGGCAACATGATGCAGCAGTTCCAACGATTTATGAACCAAATGCAAGGGAAAAACCCGAATGAAATGATAGAACAGATTGTTGCTTCCGGCCAGTTAAGCCAACAGCAGTTAAATTCTATCCAGCAGCAAGCAAAAAATATGGAACAGCAGTTTTCTGCTATGCGTTCTATGTTTGGCTTTTGAATAAATGCGGCCGCATTTAGAATAAAAATTTTGAAAAGGAGATAACCAATGGCAGTTTATAACGATATGACTCCTGCCGATATTGCCGCTGTTACCGGAAACAATAACCGCAACAATGGCATGTGGGGCGGCGATTGGGCGGCATGGATCGTGCTGTTTCTAATCTTCGGTATGTTCGGTTGGGGTGGCATGGGCTTTGGCGGCTTCGGTGGCTTTGGCGGCGGCATGCGCGGCGCTAATTCCCCCGGTTTCCAGGGCTATGCAACCCGTGCCGATATCAATGAGGGCTTTGCCCTTAATGGTATTGACAACGGCATTCGCTCTATCCAGAATGGCATTTGCGACAGCACTTATGCCATTAACACCGGCATGCTGAACGGGTTTAATGACCTGAACAACAGCATTCAGCAGGGCTTTAACGCAACCAATGTTGCACTGCTTCAGGGCCAGAATGCACTTGGTACCCAGCTTGCGGATTGTTGCTGCAAGACCCAGAGCGGCATCCAGGGCGTGAATTACACGATTGCTACCCAGGAGTGTGATACACGCAACCAGATGCAGCAGGGATTCAACGCAATGCAGAACACGATGAACTTTAACACTCGTGACATTGTGGAGAACCAGAACACCAACACCCGCGCAATTCTGGATTACCTGTGCAAGGACAAGATTGAAACCTTGCAGAGCGAAAACCAGGCGCTGCGCTTGGCTGCATCTCAGTCCAATCAGAACTCCGTGCTTCGTGCGGCAATCGATGCAAGTACCGCTGAAATTTTGCGCCGTGCTGCACCGCTTCCGGTGCCTGCTTACGCGGTTGCAAACCCGTATACTGGCAATTATGGTTACGGGTGCTGCGGTTACGCCAACAGCTGTGCAGGCTAAGTAAAATATGGCAACTTGTGAGGGTTTCTTACATGTTCAGCCCTGAGCTGATTTTGCAAAAAAGGCGGCGGGGCAATAGTCCCGCCGTTTATTCTTAGAAGAAAGGATTGTTTTTATGGCAGAGTACACTTCGGAAGCTGTTCAGACTGTGGCAGCTGGACAAAATGTTTTGCTTACAGAAACAGCAGTAGCTGGTAAACCTTGTATTGTTCACCGTGCCGGGTCTGGTATTGTAACGCTACGCGGTTTAACAAATCAGTGCAAGGCACGATTCAAAATTTCGTTTGGGGCGAATATCGCAATTCCAACTGGAGGAACAGTTGAAGCGATTTCAGCTTCTCTTGCAATCAATGGTGAGCCGCTGAATAGCGCCACAGCAACCGTGACACCTGCGGCAGTTGAGAATTTCTTCAATATTTACATTGCTGCATTTGTCGAGGTTCCTCGTGGATGCTGCGTAACAATAGCGGCGGAAAATAGCAGCACGCAGGCAATTTCCGTATCCAACAGCAATCTAATTGTTGAACGCGAAAGTTAAGAAAGGGGAAAATAACAATGAGCATGAAAGCAATGAATGACATCCGGGAAATGCTTTGTGATGAACTGGATGAAGTTTCCCGTCACGGCACTTTGAATGTTCGTGATCTTGACGTGGTTTACAAGGTCACACAGAGCATTGCCAACCTTGATGATATCATGGAAGAAGAGGGTTACAGCCATGATGGCGGTTGGGAAGCAAAAATGCGCGGGAGTTATGGCAACGATATGCGCCGTGACCGCCGTTATGCGGATGACATGCGCCGCAGGATGGACACAGACCAGGATGACCGCGAATATAAACGCCGCTATGCGGAGGATATGCGCTGAACAGGGGGTTTAAGGCTTGAAAGAGCTTACATACAAGGACTTTGAGGACTATGAACAGCGCTTGATGGAAGAAGCCTATTATTGCATGGGTGATGCAATATCCTCCAAAAGCCTGACAGAATTTGAAAGCATTGTGCGCTGTTACGTTGCCATGAATGACTTTGCAAGAATGCTTCGCATCGCAAAAGATTCTGGCGACTTGAAACAATGGGTGCATAACATGGAAAACGCTGATGGCTCCACCGGCGAACACTGGACGATAGAACAGACCTCTACTTACATGGCCCCGCGTGGGATGGATTGCACAAAAGAAGAATTCTATGCGGCCATGAACATGATGTTCAGTGACTACTATCCGGCAGCTAAAAAGCACAACGTGAACATGGCTGAATTCTATGCAGACTTGGCAGCAGCATTCATCAATGACAAAGATGCTTCCAAAAACAAAGTGGAAAAATATTACGAGTGTGTTGTAGAATGAGTGAATTTCTGGAAACCATGAAAAGTGCAGATTCCGGCCATGCTTGGCGCGTGCTAGATGAATTTATGGAAGCACTAAAGGAAGCAAAACCGGAAACGTATGCAGGATTGATGCACGATTTGAAAAGGACTTCATAAAATATTTTTTCCAAAAGGATGGCTTCACAATAGCTTGCAGCCGTCCTTTGCTTTTGCTGGCTCAAAAATAAAAAAATAATTGCAAAAAAGTCTGTGCTAACCCTGCACAAATCCCGCACCAAAAACGCACCAAAATCCCGATAAAACGGATTGCAAAAAGTGTATGCACCATGAATGCACCATGAATAATATACATTTTTGAACGTTTTTGAACGTTTTTGAACAAACAAAAAGCCGCTAAGTATCGATACTTAACGGCTTTTTGCTGTCTTATCGACAATATTCATTTTGGAGCGGGATACGAGTCTCGAACTCGGTTTCAACTTCGATATAACGTAGAATTTATGTATAAAAACCAAACTTGCACCAAAACAAAAATCGAAAATTTTCACAAATCCAATTTACTGTACAGAGCAAAATTTTAACATTTGATAAGTGACTTTTATTGTACTTTTTGCATTTGCCCTACAAAACGCTTTCCAATTTTTTGCGGGCATCTTCCATCATTTGGGGCTTTATGGACAAATAAACCTCGTGAATCATTCTAGCATTAGCGTGGCCCACAAGTTGAATGGCTATTTCTTCTGCTACTCCTGCCATTGCCAGCATGCAAACATACTCGTGACGGAACTGGTGCCCGCAAACGGGAACTTTCCAAACAGTGTATTTTACAGTTTCTACTCTGTTTCGCCGATGTACCTGTTTGGTTTTTGGAACTGCCTGTGCAACGCCGTATTTCTTCCAGAACCGCGCCCAGAGAATATCATATTGCTTGCGCGTTATTGGTTCTGTTTTTAAGCCCACAATATAGGTGTTTTTTGGCAGCGTTCGTATTGGCTGCAATGCGTCTTTTAACATCCCCAATAAGGGAACCTCCCGGATACCGGCAGGGGTTTTTGTAAAGTCATTTAAGATTGGTTCGTTACCGATATGTGTAACGGTCTTTGATATGCTGATAACATTTCGTTCAAAGTCAATGTCTTTCAGCTGAATGGCGCACATTTCACCGCGCCGTTCTCCTGTGCAGAGATAAGCAACGGGGAGAAGTGCATCAGGGTCAAGATAGTGTTCCTTCACGATTTGCACTTCGGCTGTTGTTGGGGGCTGTCGTTTGCCCTTATGCAGGCCGCGCGGCATTTTAGTTTGCGTTGCTGGGTTTATATCCCCACGCCACTTAGGGCTGTCAATCCAATACTGAAAGATGTTATTTATCACAGTCTTTTGGTTTGAAACGGTCGTTGCGGCCCTCCCGGCCATTTCAGGCCCGCGCAGGAACTCTGCAATCATGTAAGGCTCAATTTCCCGCATTCTGTATTCACCAAATTCGGTTTTGGCACGCTTGATGGCTGGCAGATAGCTTCTTTTTGTCCCTTCTTTCATTCCGGAGACAATGATTTCATATTCGTTTGCCACAGTTTCAAACAGCGGCCCTGCGGATGCTTTTGCCTTTTCCTGCTGTTCCTTTTCTTCATGCTCTTCTTTGGCATCAGCAATTTTTCCCCAAACCTCTGCTGGTGTCTTAGCTGAAAAGGTTTTCCAAACGCCACCTATCATCTCTTTCCGCTGGTATCTTCCGTCTTTTCTGAGCACAAGCCCAACTGTCAAATCTTTTTTCATCTTGCGGCCCTCCAAAAAATGTTTTATAATGAAACCGTCAACTTTTTATGTTGACGGCCCTTTATCCCTTGCTGGTGTGGCACCACCGGCAGGGGATTTTTTATTTTTCCCTTGCGTTATATTCGCCGTTGCCTGCCAGAACGGCAGCTTCTCCGGCTTGCAGGCATATTTGCAGGCGGTCAAAGTCCGGCTTGGTGCTTTCCGGGCAAGGGTCTGCACCTGTTGCGGTATCTATTCTATAGTTCTGTATCACGGCCTGACAGACACGTACACGGCTTTGCATGGACGTATGAGCGTTAGCGCATAACAAGTCTATCTGTCCCGCCCAATCGCTCCCGTGCGCCCCACACAGGATATACAGCAGGCGGCGCTTGTATTGGCTCGGCATTTGGGCGATATAATCAGAAAGTGCCTTGTCTACCTGTTCGTCCGTCCAGTTTGGCGTATCGGTATCGCTGAATGCAGACGGCATCCAGATGCGCTGCAGCCAGCGCCAGGGGGATTGTTTGCAGACGGTGAACCACATCAACAGATCATCGTTTCGGATAGGGGAAAGCCCTTCTTCCCAGTTGCGCACCGTGCGGATGTTCACATCCATCTGCCGGGCTACATATTCTTGCGAAAGCCCGGATTCCAACCGGCACTGCGAAAGAATAAGCCCTTCGCGTTCTCGGAAATCAGCTCTACTTTCCATTTCATCACCCTCAATTTTTTACATGTTTTGCGCTCTAAATGCGGTAAGATTTTTATACAACAACAGTCAAGAAAATATAAAGAAATATTTCTCCAAAAAATGCCATGGAAATAAATGGCAGTCATGGCATAAAAAACATGTTAAGATTCTTACTGTAGTCAAAAAACACAGGAGGAATCAACAATGAATAACGTGGAACGTCTTAAGAATTACCAAAACCGCAATGCGGCAACCATTGAAGCCTTGTATCGCGCTGTGCTGCAAGACCGAGCACGGAGGGAAAACAGCCATGAAACTGCCTGATTTAACCACCCCACCAAAGCACGGACGCAAAAGGCCGAAAAACCGGACAGTAAAGCGCGAAACCTGAAATTTGTGCGTTTTGCTAATTGACCGTTACGGCAATCTGTAATAAGATATAAGCACAACACAAAGTTGTCAAAATGACAACTTACAACTAAGGGGGGGAAACAATGGGCCAAGTGAATAAAAATCTTGTTTCGCACTCAGACCATAACTTTGCACTGTTCCGGTTTAACGATCAGGGCCAGATTTGCCTTGATGATTATGTGATACCCTGGGTAACGCACTTTGAAATGCAGAACTTTGCGAAGGGAACCGCGCAGCTGAACCTTGAAATTATCGTGCGGTTAGATAAAGAAATGACCCTCCACGAAGCGGAAAATCAAAGCAACAACTTCACCGATGATGGAATCAGCCCCACTTTTGAAAGCGAAACTTCCAAATCTTCTTTTGGAGCTGTTGCGAAGAAAATCATGGGCCTTTGATGACAAAATCAAAATTGTCCAGCGCCCTTCCAAATCGGAAAAGCCAAGTTCAAAGTATCCTGCCATTTTCAGATAGTTCAGATTAAAGTTCAGCTCATCATAATAGTATCTATGCCCATTATAGCAGAACATGCGGAATGGCTCAAATGTGGCATAACTGGATGGCCCGCATTTTTCTTCACAATATAACAGGATATCTTTTATGCACTGATCGTTTATTTTCATATTTACTAAAAGGATATAGAATATGTTGCTTTATAAAGGCTATACTACAACGCCGGAATACGACCCATACGATAAAATCTATTACGGCAAGATTGATGGTATCAAAGATTTGGTTGACTATCACGCAGAAACCGTTGACGGCATCGAGCAAGCGTTCATCAACTGCGTTGATGAATACATCACATTTTGCAAAGAGATCGGGAAAGAACCAGATGCCCCAGACGAAAAAAATCAGAACCAGCCGGATGAAAACATTCTGGCCGCATACGAGAAGATTCGGCGCTTGGGCAATATCCAGAGCACCATTTTCACCATTGCGGATTACCTTTACACCGCCGCATGGGTATGGTTTGGGCTTACAATGCTACTTTTTATCATTGCCGCTACTGTGAAAGGATGAAGAACATGATTAACGAAGATTTTCTGCGCCGCGAGATGAACGACATCAAAGCATCCAACGGATACACCATTGGCATGTTGTTGCTGGTACTTCTGCCCATCGGGCTGAGTATCGTAATGCAGCTGATGATTCTCAAGCTGATTTTGGCCTGAGTGACAGTGATAGGAGGAACATATGCAAACAAAGAAATATACTGCGGCAGAACAGGCGGAAAACATCAGCAAGCTAATTGCAATCCTGCATACCTTTACGCCGGATCAGCTGGCTGATTTTGCATCCGCTGCGCAAGAGTTAATAGCAAAACAGTAAAATCCGGGTTCTGCAAGCAAATAGAAATGAGTTCTTGAATGTTTTCGGGCAAATCGGATATAAGCTCACCGCCTTGTGCGGTGGGCTTTTTTGTTTGTTCATCGCCGTGCAACAGGTAATCCGGTGTTACGTCAAAATAATTTGCGATTTTTGTAAGTGATTTTGTTCTTGGTATTGCGCCATTGTGCCAAGCCGTTATTGAACCAGATGGAATTTTTAGTTCTGTTGCGACTGCGTTAGGAGATATATTTGCGTTAGCGCAAAGATTTGAAAAAACTGTCCAAAACATACAAATTATGCTCCCTCATTTTGTACTTACCGCCAAACATGAAGAAGATGAATATTTGCTATTGCAATTATGAAGTAAATGAGATATAATCATAACATACAAACAAGCAAAGCAAAAGCCAAGCCCCATGTTTCAGCGGCTTATCAATGATTTTCGACAATTTCATTATAGCTTTATGTCTCTTGTTTGTCAATGAGATAATCTCATTATTTTGCATATAGGAGGTGAGATAAATGACATTTTTTCAGGCTCGACAGAAAGCGGGCCTTACTCAGTCCCAGGTGGCAAAGGCTCTTGGCGTTGACCAATCGGCAGTTTGCCTTTGGGAGACTGGTAAAACATCCCCCCGTGCGGCGACACTTTCCAAGATTGCCAAACTTTACGGCTGCACGGTAGACGAGCTTTTGAAGGAGGCGAAACCCAGTGAGATTTAACTGGTATTTTGAACCAGATGCACAAGACGTTGCCAGAAACAATGGCTATGATCTGGGCTTGATTGGCGATGCAGCCTGCAAGACGGAAAGCCAGGCAATCTGGCACGGCAAGAAATGGATGAAGGAAGCCCACCGAAGCGGAACGGTTACAAGCATTCCGGCGGAAAGCAGGCAGCCATTGGCGCTGAATCTGCTGTGCGGGCTGTATTTTAAGGAGGCATCCAGCCATGAAAAAATTTGAACTGACCGCCGAATTTGTAACGAACGTTTTCGGGAAGAAGCTGTTCCGCATTAAGGCTCTCGTCGCTTTTGGCAACGTCGAGAAGGGAGAACTTGGCGGATTTATTGAGAATGAAGATAACCTTTCCCACGCCGGCGATGCGTGGGTCTTCGGCGATGCGCAGGTCTTCGGCAATGCGCAGGTCTCCGGCGATGCGCGGGTCTTCGGCGATGCGTGGGTCTCCGGCGATGCGCGGGTCTTCGGCGATGCGTGGGTCTTCGGCGATGCGCAGGTCTTCGGCAATGCGCGGGTCTTCGGCGATGCGCAGGTCTCCGGCGATGCGCAGGTCTTCGGCGATGCGTGGGTCTTCGGCGATGCGCGGGTCTTCGGCAATGCGCGGGTCTTCGGCGATGCGCAGGTTCTCGGCGATGCGCAGGTCTCCGGCAATGCGCGGGTCTTCGGCAATGCGCAGGTCTCCGGCGATGCGCAGGTCTTCGGCGATGCGTGGGTCTCCGGCGATGCGCGGGTCTCCGGCAATGCGGACTACGCTGTCGTTACAGGCTTCGGCCGATATTTCCGCGCGACCACATTTTTCCGCTGCAAGGATAAAATTCTCCGCATACAGTGTGGTTGCTTTTATGGTGATTTGGCGCGGTTCCGTGAGATCGTCAAGAAAACCCACGGAGATAGCAAATACGCCAAAGAATATCTCGCAATTGCCGACTTGATGGAGCTGCATTTTTCTGATGAGTGTGGAGGTGAACAATGAACAACATGCAGATTTTCAAGTACGAAAACAACGATGTGCGCACGGTGGAGATGAACGGCGAGCCGTGGTTTGTGTTGAAAGATGTGTGCGGGGTACTGGGGCTTTCTAATCACAAGGTGACAGCACAGCGGCTTGATAGAGATGAGGTAAGCCAGACTTACCTCACCGATTCCATTGGCCGTAAGCAGGAAACCACAGTCATCAACGAATCTGGCCTGTACAGCGTCATCCTGCGCAGTGACAAACCAGAAGCTAAACCGTTCCGCAAATGGGTCACGAGTGAAGTTTTGCCAAGCATCCGCAAGAACGGTGGTTACATTGCCGGGCAGGAACAGCTTTCGCCGGAGGAATTGATGGCAAAGGCCCTACTGGTTGCCAACAAAACGTTGGCTGAACGGGAAGCCAGAATTTCGGAACTTACAGTTCAGAACACTATCATGTTGCCGAAAGCGGAATATTTTGACGAGCTGGTAGACCGAAATACACTTACCAATTTCCGCGAGACCGCAAAAGAGCTTGGAATCAGCGAAAAGGCTTTTATCCGCTTCCTGATTGACAAGAAGTACATTTTCCGCAACCAGCGCGGCAAGCTCATGCCGTATGCAGACCGCAGCGATGGCTTGTTTGAAGTCAAGGAATGTTACAACGAAAAGACCAACTGGAGCGGAATCCAAACCCTAGTAACCCCTAAAGGCCGCGAAACCTTCCGACTGCTGTGTTTGAAAGATTTGTGAAAGGAGAGAAACATATGAACGATAAAAGCGTAACCAGTTTTGGGAATACCACTGTTACCCAGACCATACATGAGATTGACCTGAAAGTCGGCCCCGACATCAAGATTCCGTAAGCTGATCTGGAAGCGCTGAAAAGTCTGCGTGGTGCGCTTTCCGTGATATTGAAGGGAGCAAAAGAATTTACCACAGAACAATGGAACTCTTAATTCTTGTTATCAAGATACTCATTACAGAGCAGAAAATCAATTTTCTTGACAATACTTGTCATATCTGTGAAAAAATTGAACGCTGGCTTATGCAGCATCGCTAAAAGGAGGTATTCCCCATGAACAACGAAAAAATCACAATCCGCATGGGCAGCACGACCGTAACCCAGACCGCCGAAGGCTTTGAACTCAAAAACGGTCCCGACATCAAGATTCCGCCGGAAGTTACGTTCAAGGACGTAAAAAACGAAACTGTCCTTGGTGACCCGAACAACATGCACATCACAACCGGCCACTTTAATTTGTCCGATTTGAAGAAAAGGAGTGAAACGCATGAGTAAGGAAGATGCGGCGTTTCTCTTATCCGTTCTGGCCCTTGCAATCAGCATTATGGGGGCCGTGAGGTTTTGAAAGGAGGGGAGCATATGCCCCGTGAAAAGCCCCATTACCAAGAAACCCTTGTTGGCATCCGCGCCCGCGCTGCTGAACTTTACCCCGGCCAACTGTTGTTTGGCCCCACAAAGGTTGCTAAGCTTCTTGGCAAATCTCGTGGCTGGGTATGGCAGCATTACGGTAGCTTCCGTGATTTAACCGTTGAACAAATTGCAAGCCTTATCTGCTGATTTCCGACATACAAGCGTTGGAAAGGCGGAAACAACAAGAAAGGACACTAACATGACTGCAAACAAAAAGAGCCGCCCGGTGTACTGCAATACACTGAACGGCAAAAAACGTGAAATTTTCCGGTTTCACAAGTCAATTTTAGCCCATATTGTTCCGGTTTGCAAGTGCTTTGCAAACTTTACCCTGCTGGGTTGTGCAATCGGCACCATTTGCGCCGCTGCTGGCCTTGCAGAGGGCGGCGGGGCCGCATCTTTGGCGGGGCTTATTGCCTGCCTGCTGGGCGGATGGGCCGCTATTACGCTGCGGGAGGTGCTTGCGTGAACCCTTTTGAGATCGAGATGGCATTTGAATACAATGACCCGCAAAAATACCAGGTGTTTTTTGAAACTGTCCAAATCGCAATTCTGGACACGAACAACAGCGAACGATGGAAATACGACCAGATTTGCGCCGCCTACCGCGCTGCAATGATCGGCATGGCAAAACGGCTGGATGAATTGGAGAAAGCAAACAATGATCGAGCTTGATTTTCCCGGTTGCGGCGCGGCTGACGAATACGGCCACCCCATTATGTGCGAGGATTGCATTTGGGGCGAAACGTGCATTGATAGCACGGTAAGGGAGGATAACGATGGAACTGAAGAACTATAGCATTGAAGCCACAGGAAGCCTTTACTGCTCGGAAAACTTTGCAACCATCTGTGTTGATGGGCAAACCTATGGCATTGAAAAACTAATCTACGAGATGATGAAAAGCCTGAAAAAGGAAGAAAATCTCGGCATTGAAACGTGCGGAACACTGAATATCACGTTCACCAGAAAGGCTGAAAAGTTGATGGTGAACGGGACTGTGAAAAGGGAGGAAAAGGCATGAGCGTGTTTGAAGCACTTTCTAAGATTCAATCTGAATTGAAAGCACCCAAGAACCTTTACAACTCTTTCGGAAAGTACAAATACCGGAACGCAGAAAGCATTCTTGAAGCGGCAAAACCTCTCTGTGCAAAATATGGTTGCACGCTGACCATCATGGACGATATTGTACTTATCGGAAGCCGCTATTACATCAAGTCCATTGCCACAGTAACGGACAAAGAGGGAAGCTCCACCAGTACCACAGCTTTTGCCCGCGAGGATGAAACCAAAAAAGGTATGGACGGCGCACAGATTACCGGTACAGCATCCAGCTATGCCAGAAAATATGCGTTGAATGGCCTGTTTTGCATTGATGACACAAAAGACCCTGACAGTGATGAATATCACAAGCAGACGAGCGCAAACGTAGCACCAGAACAGCCAACCAAAGGCGATATTCAGTCCAGCGAGGCCGAAGCAAGCGAATATGTCAAAGCCCGCGCTACACTAACAGCTGCAATTACCGAGTATTGCGCCAAATCAAAACATACACGAAATGAAGTGTTTGACGCTTTGAAAGCCGTTCCCGGCGGGACAATGAAAACGTTGGACGGCTGCAATGCGCTGATTGCACAGATTCAGGAGTGGAGCAAATGAGCCATACAATCAACATCGCGGATGCTACCTTGATGGGTGAGATTTTGATGCTTCGTCTTAAAAGTAAGCCAGACATGGATGAAGCGCAGAACTTTGCGAATGAAGTCAAATCCGGCCCCGGCAAGCTGTTTGCAGGTGTTTTTGGCGAGGTACGGAAAAAGCGCAGCCTGACTTCTAACGCTTATGCGTGGACACTCATGAACCAGCTTGCAGAAAAGCTGAAAAAGCCTGCTGTTGAGATTTACCGCGACCTTGTGCGGGATGTTGCAGGTGCAAGCGATATTGTCACCATCAAGCAGGAAGCAACAGAAACCTTTAAGCGCGGATGGGAAAGCCAGGGACAGGGCTGGCAGGTTGTGTTTTGCTGGACACCATGCCTACACCAAACGGCACGTTCTGCACTCTGCAATGCTGGTATGGTTCCAGCGTATACGACAGCAAGCAGATGCACCGCCTGTTGGAACTGATTGTGCAGGAGTGCCAGCAGCAGGGAATCCCCACAATGACACCGGACGAAATCGCAAAGCTGAAAGGACTGACCGGCGAATGAAAAACGAATTCGGCGTTGCGCTTGATTCCAACGGCTATGCACCGTCCATCATGCCAAACAAGAAAGACATGTTCGGCTACCCACAGTGTTATTGCTGCCTTAACGGCCACGCTTTGGTGCGGCATGAAGTGCTTTACGGCCAGAACCGGGCAAAAAGCAAAGCTCTTGGCCTGTGGATTCTGGTTTGCCCGGATTGTCACAGGTGGATTCACGGCGAAAAACAGCGCTGGCCTAAAATGGATGGGCTGGATGCCGGGATGCGGCTTGAACTTAAAAAGACCGCACAGCGCGTGGCAATGAGGGATTACAGCTGGACAAAGGAAGAGTTTGCCCGGCGGTTTGGAAAGAATTATTTGGAGGATTAAAGACATGTTGAATGTAGTTGCACTTATGGGAAGACTGGTTGCTGACCCCCAGCTGCGCCAGACTGCAACAGGTAAAAATGTTGCATCGTTCCGCGTTGCGGTAGACCGGGGACGTAAGGATGCCAACGGCCAGAACCAGGCGGATTTCTTCGATATTGTGGCATGGGACAAGAGCGCAGAATTTATTTGCCGCTACTTCCAGAAAGGTTCCATGATTGCCGTTGAGGGCCGTTTGCAGAGCCGGAACTATCAGGACAAGAGCGGCAACAACAGGAGCGCCGTAGAGGTGGTTGTAAACAACGTTTCGTTTGCAGGCAATAAAGAACCCGCCCAAAGTCAGAACGTGGCTAATAGGGCCGTTTCTGCGCCTGTGGCGGCAAACAATGAGTACGATCCGATTGAAGATGACGGTGATCTCCCGTTTTGAGCTGTGAAACCCTAATATCTCAGGAGAATAAAAAATGAGCAATGAGGGTTATATCAAAATTTATCGCCAAATACGTGATTGGAAATGGTACTCTGACGGCCCTACAAAAGATGTTTTCTTGCATTTGCTTGTAACGGCAAGTTTTGAAGATAAATTTTATCGAGGAATCGCGGTAAAACGCGGACAGTCTGTTTTGACTGTCGAAGAAATTAGAGAAGAGACGGGCCTCACAGTACGTCAAATTAGAACTGCGATAAACAGGCTAATTTCGACAAACGAAGTGACAAAGCAAGCTACATATAAATTTACCGTGTACACGATAAATAACTATGAGCATTACCAGAGCGGCGGCAATCTTAGTGACAAACCAACGACAAACCAACGACAAACCAACGACAAACCTTTAGATACTAAGAATGTAAAGAATGTAAAGAATACCCCCTATACCCCCCAAGGGGGTGACGCGATTTCTCCTCAATTTGACACCTTCTGGTCAGCCTATCCCAGGAAGACAGGCAAGGCAGATGCACGCAAGAAATTTGAGAAGCTTGTTACTGACGAATCTACCTTGTCCGCAATCTTGAAAAGCCTTGAGTATCTCAAGACCACAGAACAGTGGCAGAAAGATAGCGGAAAGTATATTCCGTATCCTGCCACCTGGCTGAACCAAAAACGTTGGGAAGACGAAACAGCGCAGCCGCCTGCTGAACTCCGCAAGTCTAAAAACCTGATTCCCATCTATGACCGGGAATACACACGCGAGGAACTGATTAACGGCGTTGTTCCGAAGCTCATTGGGTGGAAGGAGGCAGGCAAATGAATACAGCTGTTGCGGAAAAAGCCGTTATTGGCATCATGCTGATAGAGCCTGACCGGCAAAGCGAAGCGTTCAAAAGCCTGACAGCGCAGATGTTCAGCATCAAAGACCTGGGTGATATCTTCCTGCTTTGCAAGGAGCTTGATCGCAGAGGGGAACGGGCGGATGCAGTATCGATAATATCACGCTGCAAAGAAAACATCAAGGCGATTGCTTACGAATGCGCCCAGACAGTTCCATCGGTGAGCGGATTTAACACCTACATCAACTGTGTCCTGGATGGATACCGGAAGCGGCTGATGATTGCAAAGATGGGCGAACTTGTGGCATCGGATGCAGACGCGGATGAAATGTTCGGCGCGGTTGCCGCCATGATGGAAAAGCAGCAGCACATCATGGAGCACCAACGCCAGCGCAGCGCAAAGGACTTTGCTGATGGCATAGAGGACTTCCTGCAATGGCTGAAAAAACCGAATGACAACATCCAAACGGGTTTTGGAACGCTGGATAAGCTGACCGGCGGACTTGTACGAAGCGGCGTAACAGTGATTGCCGCCCGGCCCGGCAAAGGCAAATCAACACTGGCTCTGCAAATGGCGGCGCAGATATCGCAAACCTGCCTGACGCTGTACCAGTCAATGGAAATGAGCCGGGAACAGCTTTACACAGCAATCTTTTCCCGATGGGAACAGATTGACAGCATCCGCATCACAAATCATGCGCTGACCGAAGAGGAAGAAAGCAAGATTGCAGAGGATGCAGAAATCCTGAAAAGGCGGTACAAGCTGATTCTGGATGATTCCAGCCTGACCAGCCTTGCAGACGTTGAACTGACCATCAAGGAGCGAAAACCGGAAGTGGTTGTCATTGACCATCTGGGACTTGTGGCACCACCGAACGCCAAAGAAAAGCGCAATGACGAATTAGCGGCCCTTACACGGGGATTAAAGCAGCTGGCAATGAAATATCATATCTGCATCATTGAGCTTGTACAGGCCGCGAGAGCCGCCGACACGGGACTTATCAAGATGTCCGACATGTTCGGCTCCGCCACCATTGAACACGATGCAGACATGATTCTTGCCATTAACCCGGAACACTACACCAAATTGCGAGAACAGCGGGAAGAAGACCCGCCAAGCGAAAGCGATACCGTGATTGAGATCGTCAAGAACAGGCACGGCGCTTGCGGACAGCTTGATTTTGCGTGGGTGAAGCCGTTCCATTTATTTTGTGAGGTGACAAACATTGACTAACCGAGAAATGTACATGTAGCTTGCACAGACTTGCACAGAAAAAACGATTGAACTTGACCGGGAAATGGAAAAATACGGCGAGAAGTTGATGAAGTGCGCTTATGACGCAGCACAATGGAAGCTGAAAGCAGCGGAATTCCGGGCAAAGGCACGGGAGGAAGGCATGTGATCTACAAGTACACCATCCCGCTGCCGCCGGTCACGAAAAAGAACTCACAACGCATTTTGGTGAATCGAAAAACGGGAATGCCGTTCATAGCCCCTAGCAGCGCCTATAAGCGCTATGAAGAGCAAGCCATATACTTTCTTACCCCAAAGCCGAAAACCCCGCTGGCGGGGCGCTATAACGTCAAGCTGTTGTTTTACATGCCTACTCGTAGAAAAGTGGACAAAACGAATTTAGAAAGCGCCATTATGGATGTTTTAGTAGATTCCAAAATACTTGCAGACGACAACCGAAATATTGTTGCGGCCACAGATGGAACAAGGGTGTACTACGACAAAGAAAATCCGAGAACAGAAATCTACATAGAAGATTTTACGGAGGAATACGATACATGGGGAAAAGGATTGACTTGACTGGAAAACGGAATGTGGAAAGGAAAAATATGCCTCCTAAAATTCTTATCGCCTGCGAAGAATCCCAGACGGTGTGCAAGGCATTCCGGGAAAGAGGATTTGAAGCATATAGCTGCGATATTCAAGAGCCGTCAGGTGGACACCCGGAATGGCACATCTTGGGCGATGCCCTGAAAGCTATTGAGGGGGGGGCAAGTCGTAACAATAGACGGCAAAACGCACGATATTGGAAAATGGGATTTGCTGATTGCGCACCCGCCTTGCACTTACTTGTCGAACGCTGGCGCAAGACACTTATGGAAAGGCCATGAGCTACAGTCCGATAGAGTCATGCTCGGCATTCAAGGCAGGGACTTGTTTATGCGGTTTTGGTGGGCTGACATACCCCTTATATGCGTTGAGAATCCTGTCCCATCAAAAGTGTTCTGCCTTCCGCCGTACACGCAGGCCATTCAGCCGTATCAATTCGGCCATCCTTACACCAAGAAAACCTGCTTGTGGCTCAAAGGACTGCCGCCGCTTGAATCGACAAATGTTGTGGAGCCTGTTGCCACATGGTGTCCGAGCGGGAGCTACAGCCACAAACATGGCGAACAACATAAGGGAATGTTTACTACAGACAGAGCTAAAAACCGTGCAAAAACATTTCCCGGCGTTGCGGATGCTATGGCCGAACAATGGGGAAATTACATCAGGAACGGAGAATAAAAAATGACCGGAACGCTATCCGCCCCATGCGAGCACTGTCAGGAACGCCACGCGCTATGCCATAGCACTTGCAGCAGGTATCTTGCATATCGTGCCAAGATGGATGACATCAGCAAGCAGCGCATGCAGGCGCAAGCGCTGAACGAAGCGGATGTGCTCAAGGGAGACAAAATTCGGCGGGATGTGAGAAATCACGGCCTGCCGGGCCACAGGAGGAGATAAAAATGAAAGCCAAAATACAGATCCCGGCCTGCTACAAGAAAGAAGCGGAAGCTTATATTGCAAAGCTTGAAGCTGAATCAATCGCAAGGGTGCATGAGGAAGTGATGAAGGAGCGGCAGGATATTGCACTGCGATCACTGTATTTGTGCCTGCTGGCCTGCTATCAGGTGGGACTGAAGCCGTCAACGCTGGTTAAAATCCAGAACGCCATGAGCGGCCCTGTTACGGAAAAGTATTCCAGCTACCGCGTTGACCAGCTGGCCGATACATGGGCGCAGGTTACGCTGCAAAACATCGGGGTTGATGTGGCTGAAACGGGGGAGCAATTATGAGCTTTGAAACGCCTGAAAATATGGATATTAGCGAATCACAATCACAGCTGACGTTTGAGGGACTGGCATGAGAAAATCTGGATTTAAGCGTATGCGGGGAGTGAAAGAAAATTACGTTCAAGACCGGCTGCGGCTGAAAAGGATATTCTGCACAAGCATTAAGCATGTGCGCTGGATGAAACGATATATCAACCGCGCACCGAGACACAAAGAGAAACGGGAGGATATGGATTATGACGACTGAAGAAATCAGCGAAATCTTGAAATTGCATAAAGCATGGATTAACGGAGAAAAGCACGGGAAAAGGGCCGACCTGTCCGGGGCCGACCTGTCCGGGGCCGACCTGTCCGGGGCCAACCTGTACGGGGCCGACCTGTCCAGGGCCTACCTGTACGGGGCCGACCTGTCCAGGGCCTACCTGTCCAGGGCCTACCTGTCCGGGGCCTACCTGTACGGGGCCAACCTGTCCGGGGCCGACCTGTCCAGGGCCTACCTGTCCGGGGCCTACCTGTCCGGGGCCGAGAATGTGCCATATACGCCTATGGCATGCCCGGATGAAGGAGAGTTTACCGGGTGGAAAAAATGCAAAAGTGATAGAATCGTAAAGTTAAAAATCCCGGAATATGCAAGAAGAAGCAGCGCATCACGGAGAAAATGCCGTTGCGACAAAGCAGAAGTGATTGAAATTACATCAATTGATGGAAAAGAAAAATATACGGAAGCGGTATCTGGTAGAGATGCTGATTTTGTGTACAAGGTTGGTGAAATGGTATCCGTTGACGATTTTTGCGAAAACCGCTGGGAAGAATGCGCAGCAGGAATCCACTTTTTCATGAACCGGAAAGAAGCGGTTGACTATCTGTTGTAAGGAGGAAATTGAAGTGAACAATAATTATTGCCCGATTCCTGGCGCAAGCCAGCCGAAAGAACCAGTGCGGCTGATCGATGCAAACAGCATATTACGTTACACAGAGGAATTTATCAATGTGGGCGATTATTACGCTCTGGACGCCGTCACCCACTGGATGCCGCTCCCAAACCCCCGGAGGTGACACATAATGACTAACAAAGCTTACGAACAAGCCTTTAACATCGCCATAAAATACGGATTTTGCAGTGATTGCGTGTATGACTTCGACAAGGGTCACTGCCACGAATGCGACTGCTACCAGAACGCCGTAAAGGTGATTCGCGATGCGTTAGAAAAGCTAGACGCTATAGAGAAGTCTAAAGCAACCGTTTGGCACGATGCGCAGAACGACCCGCCTAAAGAAAACGGAGAATACCTGTGCTACTACGAATACTTCCGTTATGGTGACTACAACTGCATGTACCGCACGATGGATCGTGGACAATTTTTCAATGGCCAATGGGGCGGTGAGCCTACGCACGGAACTGACGCAAAAGTCCTCGCATGGACAGAACTGCCGCTCTACAAACCCACGGAGGTGACCCCATGACAAAACAGCGACTAGTTGATTAAAGGAGAATGGCAAATGACAACATTTGACGCAAACTGCATCTATACAATCAAATGCCTTGCTCTGATCTTTGTTGCAGCACCGGGCGCGATGCTTATCGGCGCATTGCTGATCTACCTGTTTGCACTGTGCTGCAAACAGATTTCAGGGCTTTGGAGGGAGCAAAAACGAACATTTTCTTTTCGATTATTGGCACCGCGATTGTCACAATTTTGATTGCGGGAGCATATTCCATCGGCGTGTCCGTTGGCAGAGATGCGGCGGAGTATGAAGATGATGACCGGGAACCGGTAATTTACATGGAACACACGCACGGAGGCGAATAAATGGTTAAGATTTGCACTGAATGCAAAAAGGAATTTGAGGGAAGCGCAAAAACCAGGCTTTGCCCGGAATGCAAGGAAAAGCATCGGAAAGCGGCTGATGCGCTCCAACGTGAAAAGCACCGCAATCAATCTTTGGTCAAATGCGAATGGTGCGGGCGGCTTTTTACCAGAAAAAAGAACGAAAAGAAGTGTGAAGCATGCCGAAAAGAAGGAAGATATGGCAGCCCGCAGATGGCGGCACACAGCAAAAGGGAGCTGCCTAAAGTGAGTATTAACAACGTTCTTAAGATTGCCGATAAAGACGGCACGACTTACGGAAAAGCGGTTCTGGCACACAAAATTTGAGGAGGAACATATGAAAAGTATCGGTAACGCGCTTGCACTGACTGCGACTTTGGCATTCATCGCCTATATGGTGCGCATCACAGGAAATGGTATTTGGGCATGGATGGTTTTTCCGTGCTTTATGTTCGCAATTCTGGGTTTGAGCAACTGAAAGGAGGAAACAATGGAAAATAACTGCTGCAAAAGCTGCAATACTGTGTACAAACAGGTTGCTGTTATGCTGGATGACGGCGCATACATGCCGGAATACGCACATTTTGGCTGGGATGCAGGTGCAGACCTGAAAAGCCCTGTTGATGTGATGATTCCGGCGAACGGGAGCGCTGCAATTGATACCGGCGTGCACATTGACATTCCGCAGGGCTATGCGGGGTTTCTGAAAAGCAAATCCGGCCTGAATGTTAAGCATGATCTGACAAGCGAAGGTGTGATCGATGCAGGATATACCGGGAGCATCTGCGTAAAGCTCTATAATCACGGAAAAACGGATTATAAAGTCAATTCTGGGGATAAAATTTCACAAATCGTGTTTATCAAGGTGGAAACTTTCGACTTTTACCCGTGCAGCAAGATGCCGGAGCGGGAACGCGGCAACGCAGGATTTGGTAGCACCGGCAAATAAAAAAACTTGCATATTAGCGCATAATATGCTATAATATCAATAAGAAATAGCGTGCCAAGTGCTTAATTGCCAAGTGCCAGCTGAACCTTCAAGTTCAACTGGCACTTTTGCTATATGGAGGACACATGAAACTATACTGCGCAGACTGCATGGACATCTTGAAGGGGATACCAGAAGGCAGTATAGACATGATTTTATGCGACCTGCCCTATGGTACAACGCGGAATAAATGGGATGTCATCATCCCGCTGGAGCCGCTATGGGCACAATACAGGCGCATAAT